TCGATCAGGTGGTTTTCGTCTTTGCCATGCTCGAGGACGCCGTGGATGGCCGTGCCAAAGATAGACCAAACCATCTCTGTAACGTCAGTCTCGATCTTGTCTTCGTGTAGCTTGCGCAGCTGGACGATGCGCGGTGAGTTCAGCAGCTCGGTGGCTGAGATGTTGGCCTTACCCTTAGAGTAGGTAGGCCGCTTCATGATGTTCACGAAGGTCTGTGGTAGGTTGTATTTGTTTGTAATGATCATTTGTTCATCTCAATTAATTTATCTTGGACGGCCATGGCGGCTGCCATTCGGTACTCAAGCAAAGAAACGCCAGTGTCAAGATGCTTGCGTTCGTGTTGCAGTTTGTGCACCGCTTCTGTGGATACATCATTTAAATCGTGCTCAAGCAAAAACTTAAATTCTTTCGGCTTGCGGTCTTTCTCAAATGCTTCGTTGTAGTGGTCGCATCCACCCGGTGATTCATCACACTCAGGCCATGCGTCACAACCAAGGTGAATGTCAAGACCGGCCTTCTCGGCTTTCTTGAAGTTCTTTTTCTTTATCTCTTGGAGCTCACCAATGATGTAGTCCAAAGCGTGGTGCATTGTGATTGGGTTGGCTTTTAGCTCTGGCGTTAGCTTGATCGTCACTTTGTCGGCTTCATCATTCCAATAGGCTGTGAAGCATTCCATTCTTTTGGACATTTTTGTTACTTCCTCTTGGCAATGCCGGCCTGAACCGCTTCATCTAGCAAGTCAGCTGCGCGAGAGATTGTCTGACCCAAAAATTCTTGGACTGCCAATTCTCTTTTATCGTCTGCAACCAGTGCTTTCATCGACAACAAGTGGCGTCCTGAAAACTCTATTGCCATCTGTTGCATTGCGTACAAGGCATATGCTTGCCCGTACTTTTCCAAGTGTTCCTCCAGCAAGGGTTTGATTTTGTAGATCAGTTCTTCATACGCAAGATCCATTTTGGTTAGCTGTATGTCTTTGTGCATTTCGGTCCTTTGTTGTATAATCGGCAACACATTATACCCACAACAATTCATGTCTTGCAAGATTTATTTTAAAGAAAGTTCAAAATGATCAAAATTGGAATAGACCCCGGCCTGTCTGGCGCCATAGTCATCATGGATGGGGATACGCCTGTTGCTTGGTATCGGATGCCAACAATGAAGACGGGCTCGGCCAATCGTGTGAATGCGCCGGCGTTGGCTGCAATCATTCGGCCATCAATTTACGGGGAAGAGATCAAAGCGTATGTCGAGCTGGTAGGCAGTATGCCCGGCCAAGGCGTGGCTTCGATGTTCTCCTTTGGCCATTCTGCTGGCGTGATCCAAGGCGTACTCGGTGCGTTTGAGATACCTGTGACGATGGTGACACCCAGTCAATGGAAGAAGCGCGCGGGTTTAGTGGGTCAGGATAAGGACGCCTCAAGGACAAAAGCCATCCAGATGTGGCCAAGCTGGCGTGAGCTGGATAAGAAAGGCGTGGGTCAAGCCTATGCAGATGCGGCATTCATTGCGCTTTACGGAGATTGATGTAGAATAAATTCCGGCAATGCAGTTGCCACTCTCCTTTGTTGGGTGTCCTTTCCCCCGGGCTAATCACTCGGGGGTTTTTTCACTCTAACAGTGGTAGAGCTAACACGCATGGGGATTGAGGCGTCTAGAAGCCGTGGGACACGTTCCGACTTTAAGTGCAGTCTTCATTTGTGTTGGTGTAAAGCGGGTTAGCGCCGCTTGTGTTTCCTATGGTTCGGTTTTTACAAAAACACTGCTTTATGTGCCCACCAACTTTATTTTTAAACTTGTTGACATCAGTTGAGATAATCTGATATAAACGGGTTGTTGCTGTAGGAGGCAATGACTTTGAGGCCGTTTACACATGCGTTCCGCTTTACCTAATGCTTTCGTGGTGAGAGATATTAGGCAAGGCTCCTACCGGACGCAGTTGTAAGCGGCCTTTTTGTTTTTGAGATTGGGCGGGTATCGGGTTAGCGCCGGTACAGCGCTCCATAGTTAGGACGAAACACTGCTTCATGTGAACCGTCCAGTCTCTCCTCCTACGCAGCCGTCAGAGCGCGTTAGCTAATGGCCTGTATGGGCTGAACTCAAGAAACACAGAACCTCGGTGTGACCCGCACCTCCAAGTAGAGCAATCGAACGGAATAAACAAGGATGTCGAAAGACACATACCCTAGTACGCTGGGAGTTGATCGTTAAGGATGGTGCAAACTGACCTTATCGGGATCTCAGGGGAGGGCGGCTTGGCTGGCCGGTAGCTCACTTAACAACTGGGCAAAGCTCCTTGATAATGAGTCGTTGGTCCTTCTGTCCGCCTGTCTGGGGGAGGGAGGGTCAACGGGTAAGAGGGCTTTTCGGTTGTAACATAACAGTTGACACATGAACAATTCATGAGTTATATTCTTAACACAGGAGGTATTATGGAAAATGATACAACAAAGCGCTTCCCACGCACTATGCACGAAGCGTTTAACTGCGACAGTGAGCCCATCAGTGGGCCGTATGGTAAAGAGCCAGTCTGGCCAACGTATGCGATCTTCTTCATTGTGATCGTAGCCGGAATCATTTTATTTTGGAGCAAAGCATGAAAGCATTTCCCACCCACTCTATCAGTGTTAGTGATGAAGCCAGAGTCACAGCCATAGGCGGTGAAGGCGGTATGGACCTACGCGATTACTTTGCGGCCATGGCTATGCAGGCTGAGATTATAGGCAACGAAGGACTTTCTATCCGCGAGGGCTTTATGGGAGCAGTTGCACACATTTCTTACGCCATGGCAGACGAAATGATGGAAGCGAGAAGGAATGATTGATGACGATGACATCCAAGAATATGCCCGCCCTTGTCAAAACTGTGAGTACCACAGGAAACGAGCACAACTGTGGCGTGATGAAGCCTACAAGCAAGCAGGGCATCCGTTGCCCGAGCGTGAGTGGGTAGGGTTGATTGATGAGGATATGAAAGATCCTAAAACGCACAACTTTGATTTTATTTATGGTGCTAGATGGGCAGAAGCCAAACTCAAAGAGAGGAACACATGATTGATGGATTTGACCACGTTGGGACTGACCACAAGTGCAATGTCTGCCAGTGTGACTTTACAGATGACGAAGGTGGTGTACAGGGATACCTTGGCATCCTGCCAGTGGCCTTCTGTCCCACTTGCTTTGCCGGCCTGTGTGACATGGTGGAGCAGCTCAATGACCGCGAGTGGGAGGGGCTGACGGATGATGACCACATGGAAGCTTTCAGTTTAATTGATGGGCCGTTATGCGAGACTTGTAAGAACACGGATACAAGGCCGTATGGCGAAGCTATCGAGGCCAAGCTAAAGGAGAAGAACTATGAAGATCAGGACTAACCGCAAGCGTGTGCTTGGCAGGCTCAGTCACAACAGTGCTTCCCTCTGGAAGATCGCCCCGATCCTAGCAAGGTCGGCAAAGATAAAAGAAAGGAATGATCGCATCAATGCAATGTTGGACAAATCATTTCCAGAACTGAGAGGTATCAATGTCAGAGGCTGAGTTAAACGTATGGGAGAAAGCACTGGGTTGGCGCAAGCGTCAGATGATCCAGCGTCAGCTTGACCCTATCACCAACAAAATTCGTAACGACACATTGGAGGAGGTTGCTAAAGAAATAGAAAGAATGAAGGCGTTTGGCCAAGACACAACTGCAAGTTTCGCTGTTTACATAAGGAGCATGAAAAAATGACTGAAAGAATTAAGCTAGAAAAGATCCGCCTCGATGGCAACACCCAGCCTCGTAAAGAGATAGATGAACAATTGGTTCAACACTACACAGACAAATTACTCGAAGGCAAGACTAAGTTCACCCCAATTGATTTGTGGTTTGACGGCAAGGCTTACTGGCCTAGTGATGGCTTTCACCGCTATCACGCACACAAGCGCGCAGGCTACAAAGACATTGAAGCCAACGTCAAAACAGGCACCAAGCGCGATGCTTTCATAGCGTGTCTGCCTGCAAACAGCAAGCATGGCAAGCAACGTACACCCGAAGAGACTCGTTACAGTGTTCGCATGGCGCTTGAGGATTGGGAGTTGGGCGAGAAGAGCGATGCTGAGATTGCAGTCCACTGCGACACATCCGCAATGACAGTTGGCCGTGTGCGAAAGGCGCTGGGTCTGGAGAAGGCGGTTCGAGTTAACAAGAAAGGCCAGAAGGTAGACGTTACCAAAATGGGTCGTAAGAAAGAAGAAGTGCCATTCTGGCCTGCTGCTCCTACCGAGGAAGACAAGATGCAGGAGATGGCCAAAGAGCACACCATCATTGCTGAAGAGAACGCAAAGCTCAAAGACCAGTTGGCGATTAAGTCGTTGCCTGTGTCTACCACTGCTAAGAAAGAGATCGAGGAAACCATCGAGTCACTACGCGCACAAGTCAAAGACCTTGAGTTCCAACTTAGGACGATGACCCAGTCACGCAACGAGTTCCAGAGCAAGAATGCTGAGATGATCAAGCAGATGTCTTACTGGAAGAAACGTGCAGAAAAGGCAGAGAAAAAATAACCCGAAGCTGGGCGGTATCCCAGCAGGAGAATCACATGCTTACATTAAGACCGCATCAAGCGGAAGTCGTGGAGAAGCTTGCCCAAGGCTTTAAAGATGGCCACAGAAGCCAGCTACTCTACGCCCCTACGGGGTTTGGGAAGACAGAGGTTGCCATGGCCGTCATGGTCGAAGAGGCCAAGCAATACAAGAATGTTGCCATGGTGCTTGACAGGATTGTGTTGGTCAACCAGACCAGTACGCGCCTTGGTAACTACAACATCAACCATGGCGTCATGCAGGCTGATCATTGGCGTTACAGGCCTTATGAAAAGATTCAGGTTTGTAGCGCGCAGACCTTGGAGAGTCGGGATAACTTCCCAGATGTCTCTCTGCTGATCATTGACGAGTGTCACGTTCAACGTAAACAAATCATCCAGTTCATCAAAGATCGCCCAGAGATGAAGGTGATTGGCCTCACGGCTACGCCTTTCACCAATGGGTTGGGTGATACCTACACCAACGTGGTGGGAGCGAAGCCTACTGGTGAGTTGATTGAGAACAAGTGGCTGACCCCACTGAAGATCTACATAGCAAAAGAGATTGACATGACGGGGGCTGCGAAGGTGGCTGGTGAGTGGTCGCAAGATGAGACTACCAAGCGCGGTATGAAGATCACAGGCGACATAGTTCAAGAGTGGATCACGAAGACGATGCAAGTGTTTGGTAGGCCGAGAAAGACAGTCGTGTTCTGCTCGGGAGTTGAGCATGGCAGGGACTTGGTTCGGCAGTTCAACGAGGCTGGTTATAACTTTGTCTCTATCAGTTACAAGGAAGATGACGAGTTCAAAGCGGCAACTATCGAGGATTTCTCGCGTCCAGATACGCTAATCAATGGTCTGGTGGCCACAGACATACTGACCAGAGGTTTTGACGTCCCTGATGTGATGATTGGAGTCTCTGCAAGGCCGTTTTCTAAGTCGTTTAGCAGTCATGTGCAACAAATGGGGCGGATCATGCGTCCCTACGATGGTAAGGAATATGGCCTTTGGCTTGACCATTCGGGTAACTACCTGCGTTTCCGCAAGGAGTGGGATACTTTGTTTGATGAGGGAGTCACGGAGTTACAAAACGGCACCGAGACTACAAAGAAAGAGCCTGATGAGGTAGAGAAGAAGGAGTCAAAGTGCCCTGCGTGTGGTGCTTTGTGGATTTGGGCTGATCGGGAGTGTGGTGAGTGCGGGTATGAAAAGCCAGTCAAACAGATTCTGAATGTGCCGGGTGAGCTGACAGAGTTAGAGACAACCAAGCGCGAGGTTCTGTCTGAGAATCAGAAGTTCTATTCCGAGTTGATCTATTTTGCCCGCCTGCGTGGCTACAAGGAAGGTTGGGCTGCACACAAATACAAAGAGAAGTATGGTGCTTTTCCTCGAGGTCTACACACAAACCCAGAGCCGACAACACTTAAAACGAGTGGCTGGATACAGTCGCGTAACATTGCGTGGGCTAAATCAAGGGCAAACAAATGAGTTTTGAAGAGTTTGCAAGAGATCATGGCCTCCTGATTAAAGAACTAATCTTGGACAGGTGGGTCAGAGTCGGCACGGAAGACCATCCTCGAAAGCAGAATGGCGCATACATCTTTGATGGTCGTGAAGGTGCATTGATTAACTTTGCTGTACATGATCGGCATATACGCTACAAGTCAGAAGAGCCGTTCATCCCAGACCCAAATGCTTACGCAAAGAGGTTGGCTGCAGAGCAAGAGCGCGAGCAACGACAGAAAAAAGCGGCTGGCAAAGCGGTGTTTATCCTCTCTAACAGTGTTAAAGAGCAACACCCTTACCTGATCCGCAAGGGGTTCGTGGACAAGGGATTGGTGTGGAATGGCCTTCTGATCTTGCCAATGCGAGTCGGGGATCATCTCGTAGGTTGCCAAATGATCCAAGAAGACGGCACAAAACGCTTCCTGTCAGGCCAACTAACCAAGGGCGCAAGCCTCGTGATTGATGCGAAAGGGCGCAATATCCTGTGTGAGGGGTTCGCAACTGGGATGTCGGTTCGTAGGGCGATGAAGCATCTGAGGGAGAGATACACAATCCATGTGTGTTTTTCTGCGGGGAATATGCTTGAGATTGCCAAGAGTGTGCGTGATCCCTTGGTGATTGCAGACAACGATCCTATGGGCGTGGCAACTGCCAAAAAAATGTCCTCGCGCTACTGGGTAGGGGAGGACGGAGAGGATTTTAATGACACCGAACAGAGACTCGGAACGGCTGGCGTAGCCGAATCTCTGCGGTGCTTCCTTTAACGTTTGGTAATTTCAGCGAAGTTTGGGATCATTTGTTCAAACTGCTCGAGGACTTTGGCGCGTGTACCTGTCAGGCCGAAGTCTCTCTTGATGATCGAGTAGCAACTGCGTCCAGAGTGGCGCATGCCTTTGATCTCGAGTTGAAGGCCTTTGCGTAAAGTGAGCATCCGTGCTACTGCAATTTGGTCGGGGTTATCTAAAACAATCATTTCATTCCTCGTTAATGGGTTCATCAATATCAGCTTGGGTGTAGTGGCCTAGCACCACTGGGTCGTATTTGGACAATACATATTCAACGCATTTGTAGCAAACTCGGGCAAGTGGAATGCCCTGTCCATCGTATTCCCACCAAGAATCTTCGCGTGTGTGTTGGCAGTTCATTTTCATTTCTCCTTTGTAAAAAAACGTTTGGCGTCTTCCCAGACTCCTCGGGCATCGGCTAGTCCTGAGTAAGTGTCTGAATGGTCTTTGTAGAATTCGTCATGGTCATCTGACAGAACGAAAGCCTTGACTACGTCATCATCAGCAACTGCAACATTAGTAGAGTAAGCTTTGATGAAGGCTAATTGCTCTTCTGTGAAATTGTTTTCAGACAATGTGATTTCTTGAATCTTCCAGTCGTCTTGCTTGGTCTGTGTGAATTCGCCTCCGTCCATGTCCTTGGCAATTCGGTAGGCTTCATCAGCGTTATCGGCGGTAACTTCTGCAACGCAGTTAGTTATGTATGATGCGGTTACTTTGTATTTCATTTATTCCTCCATTAAAAAAACACCCTTGTCTACACAAACTGTAAACAAGCTATCGTCAGGGTAGTTCTTGTATCCACGAATGCCGTGCATCATGATGTGACGGAACACTTCCTTTTGTTCTGTGGGTTCTCTGTCAAAAAACCAATCTACCTCGTAGTCAACACAGGCGTCCACCATCTCTGTTTTAGTCATTGATTTCATGTTAATCGTCCGTGTCTGTATTGAGTTCTACAAAAGGGTACTGCTCGTCATGGATGAATGCGTCATCTACCATGGCAATGTTCATGCGGTTGCCTGCGTCCCAAATCAAAACATCGAGGTCTTGTGGCAACTGGCTGAGTTGTTGGATTAGTTCAAATACTTTCATATGCAGCTCTCCTTTATTCAATGATTACAACTTTACGTACAGGGAATTCTTCTTCTTCGCCATCTTCCGATTCTTCTATGTCGTCTGCGTTGACCAGCTTGTCGGATTGGTGGTAGGTCGCATACTGGACTGTGCCGTTGAACACTGTCCTGACCTTTGGCGCGAGGGTTGACTTCCAATAGTCTCCTGCTCCATAAGCCATGTGGACTTCAGCGTCTTCGTCATAGCACTGCAGTTCTGCAATTAGTTCTGATACTTTCATTCTTCGTTCTCCTGTGGGTTAATAAGTTCTGCTATGTAATATCCAGATTCATCAAAATAATCGTTGCCCCATTGGTGGGCTTGCTCGCACAATGTAAATTCCCCGTAATATTTGTATCCATCTATCGGGTTGCCGTCGATTACGATCCATTTGGTCGGCTTGGGTGGCGCGTCAGCATCATCAAAGTCAAGGTCAACACTCAGAAAGTACAAAGACCTTCCGTCCTTTAACTTGATGTACCAAAATGCGTGGTCATCAGGTTCGGCAGGGTCATCGCCTTGTGTCGCGCCCGCCAGCTCCTCTGCCGTGATGTATGTCACATCAATCATGGTGTCGTAGCTTGCGAATGTCCGTGAGGCAGGGACTGACAGGCCTTGTTCTGCCAAGTCATCCCGCATACGAATGATGTAGTTCATTGCGTGGTTTCCTTCTTGGGTTTTGTGGCCTTGAGAATGCCTTTTGCGAATTCAATGTCCAGTGATAGATGCTCGATCCATGATCCGTCTTCGATGTAGCGGTCAGCAGACAGAACAAGGTTCTTCAGCGCAGATCTGAGGTAAACGTTCTGCTCTCGGGCAGGTTGCTGGTCTGAGTCTTGGTGGCCTTGCTCGTAGATGCCTTCGAGAAAAAGCACCAAGTCGTCAATACAGTCACCAATGGTGATGTCCGTGCCTTCGTTGTCCTTCGGTTGGCTTTTGATCTTCTTTGACAGGGCGCGTTTAATGTCGTAGATGTCGCACAGGGCGGATGATGTGTCGTTGAGGTTCAGGTTCATTTGATTGCATCCCATTTGGTCTTGATCTGTTGGTGTTTGTCTGTGTCAAAGTCGGCACAGGTTTCGTAAGCGTTGAGGTAGTCTGTTACTGCTTCCCAGACTGTCTCGTAAGCCCATGAGGCGGTCGTTAGAACGTCCTCGGCATCAACTTCGTTAAAGTCAAAGCCGAGTTCTTTCGCGCACTCAATGATCTGCGCGTGGTTCATGCGGTCGCCTGCTCGTTGGCAAAATAGACTGCATCAAACTGACAGCAACTTCCCATCAGGTCGGTGGCTTCACACCTTGTAAATTCGTCATACTTGTCTGTTTGGATTTCCCAGTGAGAAAAGTGGTAGCCTGTCGGGGCGTCAATTCTGGAGGATTGCTCGAGGTTTTCAAAGAGCCGTAACTCTTGGTCGGTGATTCCTTCGAGGTCGCCATAAGCCACATAACAAACGTATTGTGTGCCGAGGGTGTAAGAGATGATTTCGGTTTTCATTTGTATCCCCTTATTTCTTGGCGTCCAACTTGCATGCGAGCTTCGTGTCGGCCTTGGTTGAATGAATAGATGTAGTGTTCGCGCACTTCAGGCGCTTTGGTCTGATTGAGCGCGGTGTTAAAGCACTGGCGCAGGGCTTGCGCCCTAGCACCATTTGCGCGTTCGTATCTGTATCCCAGTGTGATTAGTTCTGACTCGGTCATTGGAATGCAATCACAGTGATGATGAAGATAGCGACAGGCACAAGCACGACTACAACAAGGTCATAGCCTGCTTGGATGCGGTCGCGCCTGCGTTGTGCGAGAAATTCTTCGCGCATGGTGGTCATGTGGCGGTAGTGTTTCATAGTGCAATCTCCTTAGTGGTTTGGGTGATCTCGTAACCCATCGCTTTAATGATGCGGAGGGCTTCTTGGGTCAGGGTCTTTGTTCCTGCAATTTGCGCGAATCTCTTACTGGTTTCGCATGCAGGGTAGAAGGCACATGAGCCGTAATTCCATTTGAGTTCAATCGTGATTTGCATAGTTCTCCTTTGGGTTGGTGGGTAATCCTCAAAGCCCCGACTCGCGAGGCTTCAAGCATTAAGCATCGTCCAGTAAGAGTTGTTGACGTTGATCCCATGCACACTGTTCAGCGCGTTCTTCCTCCATCCGTTCAGCAACTGGATCAATCGCGCGGGCAAACAGGGCTTCAGGGTTGTCGCGTATCTCAGCCACTTGCGCGCGGTAGTCGTCACCCTCACTGGCAAATACATCATCGAATGTCCAATCATCGGCAAGGCGGTGGAACATAACGGAATGACCATCTACCATGGTAGGCCAAGCTTTCATCATTACTGCTAAACCATCAGTGACAATCAGGACGTCACCATCCTCAATGTGGCGGTTAATTTGTGTCTCGTCATAGGCGTCACCCATAGACATAGAGGTAAGGTCATGGACTGCATACATAGAGGTTCTCCTAGAAGGTTGAAGGGACTAACACATGAATAACGCCTTAACTATATCATGTGTTGACTCCATGGCAATACTTTTCATGTTTTATTTGAAAATATTTTTAGGGTGTTGTAATGACAAAACAGGCAGCGCTTTGACCCAAAAACAGGCAGCGCTTCACCAGGATTTTTTGGGGACAGATTAGCGGAAGGGCGGATAGATCAGGCCACAGTTTCCCCTGCGTTGAGGGGAGGGGACACAGGGTCGTTTGAGGTATTCAGCGCGTTTTCGGGCGCGTTGTCTCTGGTCGTCCAGTTCAGCAATGAGACAGATCAGGGTAAAGAACAGGAAAGCACCGAGGACGGAATAGAGGTAGTTCATAGGATTGTTTGGTTGTTACATAGATATAGACGGACACAATCGGAAAAGGTCAGGGCGTTTGCATTAAATAGTTTGGTCTGGTATGTTCGGGACATTCTTATTTCATACCCATGAAAACACTATGGTTCAGAAACTAACACGCGCGCAGATCAAAGAAGGTCTTGATCAGATCCCAGTAGAGACTCTATTGAGTAGTGGACAAGGCAAACAAGCCAAGATCACAGGGAAAATGAAAGCATTCGCCCATGCCGTTGCATTAGGGGAGACTAAGGCTAACGCATACAGGAAGGCATATAAGCCTAACGCCAGTAAGAGAACACTGGCTTGTAAGCCGTATGAGCTAATGAGGGATGAGAGA